AGTGATTTTGCTCTATTTGCTTTACCAGATCCATCAGTAGGTGATAATAAAACTTGTGCCCAAGGTAAATCTTCATCTGGTAATTCAACAACATTTTGAGGATGATACCCCATAATACGAACTTTAACCCTATTACCCCAAGCATCACCAATCTCATTTAATTGATCACCCTGCGAATCTTCAGGTGCAACTTGACCGATCCACCACTTGAATCCGTCTCTTCCTATAAAATTACTTTGTACTACTGATTCTCCTATCATTTTTCTTGAGGTCCCATTGTATCTCTGAATAGAGTTAATTTTGTATAAGATCCTTTAGGATCAAATTGATGGCATAATTCTTTAATCATATATAAACCACTTTGGTCTTCACTAACATCAGTTCTATTTTCCATATCAATTTTAGGAAATTTACATTTAATAAGACTACCTGCCCTTAAATTAGTATTTAACGGAATTAACATAGTAGCAGTATGAGTCATAAGTAAATTATATCTCATCATAGATTGAGAATGTATTTTAGTCGGATCTGCATTCTCTGTTATTGAAGCACCCTTTTCCATCGTACCAATATCCATAACAGCAGTAATATTTCTACTTGGTACATCACCAAGAGTTTTATCATCATTCTCACTTAATGCTGGTAAAGTAATTTTTTCACCCATATTCTTAGATTTTCCAGCATAATTTTCCAATTTAAATAATCCTTTTTCTGGATTAGTATATGTAAATGTTAATGGGTTAAAATATATTCTATGACTACAATAAGCACCACGTTTTAATTTCTCCATCAAGTCTTGATTTTTACTCGCTTGAAAACTGAGTATCTTAAAATCATTATTAGGATCATTAGCAATAACACCAGAGGAATATTCATAATCAGTTTCATAAGGTTCATCATCAATCAATTGATCTATTGATTTAAAATTATATCCATCTTGTGTTTCATAGAAAAAATATCCAGCAGTAGCATCTTCACCAGACACTGTTCCTGGAACACCTTTTGATGCTAACCACATAAGAACCGTAAATGGTTTTCTTAAATTACCCACAAATCCATAAGGATTTTGAGTTTTATCACATTCAACTTTCTTTTCAGTCTTTAAATATTTTGCAACTATATCCTTTACACTATCTGATATAGAAGATGATGCTGGATATTTCTTACCAACTCTAGAAGTCTCATTAGTAATTGCTTCTCTAGGAACCAAATTTAACATAAAAGATTCTTGCTGCTCATCAATCATAACACCAGTAACACTTTTAACATGCCAATATAATGATGATTCAGAAAAATCCAAACCTTTATTTAAATCAGAATTACCAGCAATTTTCATAACAACTCTTTCACCACCTCTTAAAGGTAAACCATTATATATGGTGGTCAATTTACCATCCTTACCTTCTACAGTATTACCAGTATTAACTACCATTATAGTAGCAGTTATATTAGGAGAAAATAAATCCTCAAAATAACGAATTTGCATGACACCCTGACCTATATCAACAGTCTTACTACCATCTGCTGATTCTATTACAATTTCTTCGTAAATTGATTTATCTATTGCTGCCATTACGTAAATGCGGATTCTAATTCTTGAAGTGTTTTTATAGTACTATTTACACTAGCTCCATTAACAACAATACTTGGACCACTCTTTTTACTCTTTGTAACAACTGGAGGTTGACTAGAACCAGAAGTAGATTCACTATTTCGTATCATTATAGTACTTTTAGACTTTCTTTCTGGTCTAAAATTAGATACTTTTTCAGTTATACCTTCAATATCTTTAGTAAATTCTCCAATAGGAAAATCACCCAATTTATCAAAAGGTAATTTACCAACCTGATCCATAGCAGTACTTGCACCAGACATCATCTCTTGAATACTTTTTTCATCAAAATTAGGCATACTACCTTTAAAAGCATCCAAATCTATACTTTGTTTAGCTTGATTAATAGCCTTCTTTGGAGATAATTTACCACTATTAAACATTGATAAAAATTCTTTATGCTTTTCTGCTATATGTTTTTGTATAACAAATTCACCCTTGGTCAATTTTGCAGGAATTTGGTCAATACCACCTATACCTTTAACTTCACCACCTCTATTAAACTTCGTGATGTTATTATCCTTTAAAGATTTTTCTTGTTCTACTGCTTTTTCGTTTGTAAGATCATCTCCCTCTAATTCTTTAACATCAGGACCACGATTATTATCATTCTGTTTTAGATCTTCCCCATCTGGCGAAGTATCTTTTCCTTTAACTTCCTCTTTTGGAAGATCCTCGTTTTTATCACTATCTGTCTTCTCTGTATCATCTACATTTTCTTCATTATCACCTTTTTTCTTTTTATTTGGAAATAGATCAAGAACATCCCACCATTGATTTTTTACTTCTTCCTTTTCACCATCAGTAATATTCTCCTCTTCACTACCTCCATCTTCTTGAACCTCTCCTTGTCCACTTTCTTCTCCATCATTAGGATCTGGAAATTTTGTCCAAGCAGTAGAATTATATGCTTGCTTTGGATCATTAAATACATTAAAGGATTCAATAATATCACTATTCAGTGATTCAAAACCTCTTTCAATCTCATCACCAGCTTTTTTAATACGCTGTCTATCTTCATCAAAATTATATCCTCTAATAGTAGTCAGAGCATTAGTTAACATTCCACCCATTCCATCAAGAATATTACCAGTTACATTAGTAAATTGACGCAAATTATTAATAACTTCTTTGGTATTTTCAATCTGCGTTTGTGCAGTCTTAATCATACGTGGTAATTGTGTTACCATCCAACCAAGTATAACAATTCCTAGAAAATCTAATATTCTTCCAAGAAATCCTCTTGTACTCTTTCCAAGAATAGAACCTTGCCTTTTAATTGAACCACCTACTGTTGAAGCTTCAATCTCATCTTCCCTTTCTTTTCTTCTAACAGATTCTCTTCTTTTTCTAAAAAATGATTTATCCTTACTTATTAGAGATCTTAAAAATTTATTATCTTCACCAGTTTGTTCAACAATTTCAGATGCTTTCTTTTGAGCACCCTTCATACCTTTAGTAAAAGACGTGACAGACTTTCTTATACTACCAATACTGATAGAAGATTTAAGTAAAGAATTTCTAACTATTTTTATAGACATATTATACTGCTACTACCCCATAAAATTTTGATGCAAGAAAAGTAGGATTATCTGCATTTGATGAAGGTATTACTGGAAGAGTATTAGCCATATCAGTTCCAGATGATCCAGATGAAGAAGATCCACTATCTTGACTACTAGTAGTACTCATATCAATTACATTTGGAGTTGGATCCTCTAAAGAAGAAATATTCTGTGCAACATTCACTTCCTTTTTCTTACCTTTAAATAAATCCCCTCTCTTATCAAAATCTGTGGTACCAAAAGTTGCAAAATCAGCTAAACCAGCAAGACCTCTCATAAAACCTTTAGGTTTCTCTTCCTCTTCTTCATCTATAGGACTAAACGCAGATGGCATTATATTGTCTGGTCCTCCAGCATCTTGTATTATTTGTTCTTTATCTGCTTCTGTTAAACTTTGTTCTCCAGTAACTTCACCTTGATCTTGATTAGCTTGACCACCATCTGCTTTTGGTGTTCCTACTAACATACCCGTTACACCTTTTACAGCATCAAAAGCAAACCAAGATTGTAAAAATTTAAGTATTGGTCCTGCCTTACTAACCTTATTGACGAGTATCCATGCTCCACCACCTGCTATATTTGTAATAAGTGATCCTTTTACATCTTCACCACCTAGAATATCAAGACCTGCAGATATAGTAGCGGTAGTAACACCACCACCACCCGTTAAACTGGTTTTAGGTGGTTTTACTCCTCCTCCCTTTTTACCACCACCTCCCATAGCGAATAATCCAGTTAACCACTTTAAAATACCACCAGTAGCTTTAGGTGCTACATTTTTAACAGTTTGATTAACTATTTTTCCTCCAGCAGCAACTCTTATTGCATTCCACGCAACAGTTGCTGCTTTACCGAAAAGACCTGTTAAAGCCCTTATCGGTCTCATTATCATATTATTACCAATAACCTTAAAAATATTACCTGCTATTGAAGTTAATACTCTTACTAATCCACCTATAGCTAATTTTACACCAAGAAATATACCAGTAAGAGTTAATAAACCACCAATGACACCATCACGAATCTGATTCATTAAATCAATATTCCCTTCAGATTTCGCTTTTAAAAATTCAACAAGTTTACTACCTAACCATCCACCAACTATCATCATAAACGCATTAGATAATCTACTTAAAGTAAATTGAGCTTTCTGTGATATAGATTGAACGGGTTTAAGTAGAGCACTCTGCATCCTCCTCTCTACTGCACTTTCCTTACCTTCTCTTAATCCTTGTTCTGCTAATTGTGCTTCTCTAGATTGTTCTGCTGCAGCTCTTTGTCTATCTAATTGAGCCTGAAGTGCTAAATTACTTTGTATTGCCGATAAAGAAAAATTTAATTGTCCAACTTGTTGAGATATTGATGCAAGTTGTCCTGATACTGAAGATAAAGCAGATGAATTTTGACTTAATAAACTTGTTGTTTGTGGATCTGGTTGTGCAGGTGCAGGTGGAGCTGCAGCACCAGTAAAAGCACTAGAAGAGACTGTTCTCCTAACTGCCTGTATTCCTCCTGATATTGGTGATGCTATCTCAGCCATTGTTTGCCTGTTGTGCTTTTAAATTTTCCTCCTCAATATACTGTTGTAGAAGAGAAAGGTAAATTTCTCTTTCCCACGGGATCATATTTTCTAGCTCTGTCAAGCTATATTTATGGTGTTGCATCAGGGCAAAATTTATTTTATAGTATGACTCAAGATCTTCATGAGACATACTTACCCGAAAAAACTTTGCAATCCCTCCAAAACGACTTCACTTTCAACCTTTGTATTAGGATTTATAACTTTAATTTTATGAGATAATTTGGGCATGGTCTCAAAGAAAGATTCAATTTCTTTGAATTGTTTAGAATTTAATTGTTCTACAAATTGAGATAACTCTTTCTTTGTACAATCAGTTGAATTCCAAGATTCTTCTTCAGAATAAACTTGTTCAATACAAGAAGCAATCAAATCAAAAGTATCATCAACATTAATATCATCACCACCTGCAGAAAAATTAGTTTTAATAAATTCATTTAATGATGGATATTTCATTCTTAAAGTATAATTATCATCCAATTTAATATCCCTATTATGTTCTTTACCTATATTAATTTTTATATCATCTAACATAATACGAGTAGGAACTTGTGTTTTACCGTCATCTGGACAAGTAACCATAACTTCAACATCTTCTCCAATAGATTTTCCTCTAATATTAAGGAAAAGATATTCAATATCAAAAGTTGATAATTTTTCTACTTTAATTCCTCTAGTAAGTATGCAGTTTGAAATAACATCTTTTACAGCATTAGCAATTTGAGTAGTGTCTTGACTCTCCATTGCTAATATTAGAATTTTTTCTTCTTTTACAAGAAATGGTCTAAACTTAACCTTCTTTTTAGAAGATGGTATAACCAACTCGTAAGAAGGCGTTGCAATTTTTGGTAAAGGCATAATAAACTATAACAAGTCGTAATTTATATAGGTGGGTTATTTGAATTATCTATCATAAATTGAAATAACATCTCCAGAAAAAGGTTTATCATTCCATAAATTAGAATTCATATACCCACTATATGGTATTTTTGAATCTGTTAAAGATATGGCATCCGAAAATGAAAGTTGAGATTTTGGAAGAGGTTTATCATAAACTCCAGGATCCTTTAAAATCTTAAAATAATCGTTAGATGTTTTTTTCTCTAATGGAAGTGCGTCTCTAGGATCAACCCTTTTATTAAGATCAGTTCCTTTATCTCGGTCTATTGATAGAGTTGAACCTGCAATATATCTATCATAACTAAACGAACAAGTTGCTTTTAAAACTTGAGAGTTTTGATATTGTACTCTGGTTGAACTCAAATTCATTGGAAATAAACCAATAAATTTATATTCCAAATATTGTCTATAATTCTTTTCAAATTTAATTATTCTAGTCTCATTTGATTTATATTGTTTAGGATACCTCATTCTAAAATAATAATTATCTTCAGTAGGATATCCTTGTCCACCATCAGAAATATATTCCATCCAATGTTCTAAAAACTTTAATGACTTATATAAATTATCAACATAAAATTCTAATTGTATTTGAGTGAATATTCTAGTGTGTGCCATTTGTTCAACAACACCCTGATAATCTCCCTGTGTTGGAACATTTGCTAAACTACTTCCAGGTAAGGATGCACCAGAACAAAGTAATCCAATGGTCTCAAGACTAAATCTAGTGTCAACACCTTTAGTTCTTAAATGATCCCTCAAACTACTAGCAGGTAATCCAAATTGAACAGAATAATGTGATGTTTGAGCAACATTTTGAAATGTTGGTAGAATCTGCGATATTTTCTTCGGTATCGGTCTACGCACTCTAAATATTTAATATGATTAACATAGTTATTTAGATGGCTTACAAAGGAAAGTATTATCCATCATTCCCACGAAAATATAAAGGTGATCCCACTAATATTATATTTCGATCCTTATGGGAAAGAAAGTTCATGGTCTACTGTGACAAAAATGCCAATGTTTTAGAATGGAACAGTGAAGAAATTGCAATACCATATCGTTCACCTCTTGACAATCGTGTGCATAGATACTTTCCAGACTTCTATATGAAAGTAAAAGAATCTAACGGTATCATTAAAAATTATATCGTTGAAGTTAAACCCCTAAAACAAACTACTCCCCCAAAGAAACCAAAGAAACAAACAAGGGGTTATATTCGTGAGGCATACGAGTATGCAAGAAATCAAGCAAAATGGAAAGTTGCTAAAGAATTCTGCAAAGATAGAAGATGGGAATTTAAAGTGATAACCGAAAAAGAACTAGGTATCAAATAATGGCAGAA